CATCGGCGACATGGACACCCATGTCATGCCGGATGGTTCGATCATGGAAAACGAAGAGGTGGAACTTTGATCCGCTTTGATGCAGACGCCACACTGATCACCGCCCAGGCCGGTGACGCTACGCAGCCCGCCCGCATCAGCGGGCTAGCAGTGCCGTGGGATGTAGTGGCGACCGTCTCGGACGGGACCTCAGTGCAATTCGCCAGAGGCGCGTTCGACCTTAATCAGAAGGCCGCAAAGCTCATCGAGAACCACGATATGACTCAGCTTCGTGGCGTCGTGAGTACCCTCACCGATTCGCCTCAAGGCCTTGAATTCGAGGCCACACTGGCCGACACGCGCGCGAGCCGTGACGCCGTGGCCCTGCTCCAGTCCGGTGCCTACGATTCCGTTAGCGTCGGCGCTGAGCCCATCACCTTCACGACTGACGCCGATGGCGTTATGACCGTGACAAAAGCGATGCTTAGGGAGCTGAGTTTAGTAGCGCAGCCTGCCTACGTCGATGCAGTAATCACCAACGTCGCGGCAACCAGCCCCGACCCCGATCCAGACCCAGATACAGAGGAGCAGGAAATGTCCGACGCCGTAACGGCTGAGCCCATTGCGGCAGAGGCCACCATCCCGACCAACCCGATTATCTACGCGGAAGCTCGTCGCCCGTTCATCATGCCGACCCCGGCTGAGTACATCAGCGCATTTCTTACGGGTGGCAGTGGCTTTGACGCCATGCAGGATGGCATCCGTGCCGCTGCTCCCGACGTGATTAACACCGACCTCCCGGGCATCCTGCCGGTGCCGATTGTGCAGCCGGTTTACAACAACTTCATTGGTAACCGCCCGGTCGTTGACGCCATTGGTGCCCGCGCTATGCCAGGTGGCGGCAAGGTGTTTATCCGCCCGAAGGTCACGACCCACACCACCATCGGTGTGCAGTCCACCGAAAACAGCGCGCTCGACGATGGCACGTTCGTCGTGGACGACCTTCAGGTGACCAAGGCCACTTACGGCGGATATGTCACGCTCTCTGAGCAGGCTATTGACTTCACCACGCCTGAGGTTATCGGCCTGCTGCTCGACGACATGGGCCGCATTTACGCGAACCAGACCGACAACGTGGCGGCCGACGCGCTTGTGGCCGGTGCGACTACAGACGAAGCATTCGTCGGGTCTATTACCGACCCGGCCGCGTGGGCACTCTGGGTTTCTACGTCTGCCCAGGTGATCCTCAGCGCGTCGAACGGCAACCTGCCTACTCACCTTTTCGTGAGCCCCGACCGGTGGGGGAACCTGCTCGGTCTGTCGGACACCTCCGACCGCCCGCTTTTCCCGAACATCGGCCCAATGAACGCATACGGCGACCTTGCCGTCACGTCGGATATGGGCATGGCCTTTGGTCTGAGGGTCGTGGTGGATCGCAACTTCGCGGCCGGCACCACAATCATCGGCGACGCTTCCGGCTTCGAGTGCTACGAGCAGCAGAAGGGTGCCATTTCGGTGGACGTTCCCTCCACGCTCTCGCGCACCATTGCCTTCCGTGGCTACTTCAGCACGCTCATGCTGGATAGCTCCAAGTTTGTCATCGCTTCGTAGACTGCTTTAGGCCACCTGCCCCATGTCCGAATACTCAATTACTCACGCGCAGCGCATAGATGACTATGCCGTCATTCAGACGCTAGAGGTGACTGAGATTGGCACGGGGCAGGTGGTCGTTGTAACGGACGTGCCCGGCTTCAATGGCACGTTCGTCGTGCAGGCCGTCCCGACGTATCTTTATCTGGGCGTGAATGACGAAGGCGACTGGCTTTTCGACCCCGAGATCATCCTGCCGAATCAGCTCCTGTATTACTCGGACGCTGCCGACGTGGCCCGGGATGCAGTCATCCCCCAAGGCACGCTTACCTTTACGCCGGTATGCACCTGGGCGAGTGACCAGGACGTACTCGACTGGCTAGGGATTGACCCTGCCACGCCGAATGACGAAGCCTTCGTCACGGTGGCGACCAACGCCGGGAACGCCTTCGCCTACCGCCGGCGCAGGGAATCGGGCTACTTCGACTCTCTCACCACGGTCCCCGGGCCCGACGTTCTACTGGGCACGATCATGCTGGGTGCGGCGCTTTACCGTGAGCGCGGTTCCGTAGATTCTTACGCATCATTCGACCAGATGGGCGGGGCCGTTCCCTTCGGCACGCACGGGCAGATAAACAAGCTGCTGGGCGTAAACCGGGCGCAGGTCGCATGAGTGCTACAGGCATTTTCGCAGAGGCCCAGGCGACACTCGCCGCCAGTCTCACGGCCCTCGGGCTTGCCGTCGTGACTGATTCGCGGAACGCGCGGCCTATGTCTGTCGTCATCGAGCCGCCGACGTTCACCTGCTTCAACTCCAACATTGCAGACATCACCTTCCGTCTGCGGATTCTCGCCGCGCCGCCCGGAAACTCCGACGCGGCCGATTACCTGATGACGACTGCCGACACCATCATGGATTCGGAAATCAGCGTCATCAGCGGCACGCCGTCCATGACGGCAATCGGCGGGCAGGATATCCCGTCATTCGACTTGACCATTCGCGTATCAACCATGAGGAGCTAGACCAGTGGCTACCACCACCTATCTTTCACAGCCGCACAGCATCACCATTGGTGGCGTTGATGTCACCGATCAGTGCAGCGCCATCACGTTCACGCTGGGTTCTAACCCGCTCACCTCCACCGCCTTTGGCGACCTCGGCGAGCGTATGGTCGCGGGCCTTCAGACCGTCGACGGTTCGATCACCCTTTACGCTTCGTATGGCGCGGGTGAGGTTGAGGCCACGCTAAACGCCGAAGTAGGCGCGGGCGATACCGCCATCGTGGTCACTCACGGCGCGGGCGCAATCTCGGCTTCGAATCCCGAATATACGATCACGAATACTATGGTGGCTAATTTCCCGACCGTGCAGACCGTGGGCGAGCTTCAGATTTACGAAGTGTCGTTTTCGGGCGGCACCTGGGCTCGCGACATCACGCCGTAGGGCAAACACTAAGGGGAAAAGATGGAACTCACCATTCGTGTCAAAACTGCCGATGATGACTACACCGTCCACACGACGCTATTCAACATCGTGCAGCTTGAAAGGAAGTACAAGACCACGGCAAGCGCCCTACAGACGGGCGTGTCCGTTGAGCAGCTGGGGTATCTCGCCTTTGAGGCGTCACGCGCGGCCGGTAAGAATCCACCGGCTCAGCTGGACGACTTCCTACGCTCTCTGGTTGACCTGTCAGTAGTCGAGGATGATGAGGCAGTGCCGGGACCTACAGACGAGGGACAGTAAGCCGCGCACTTGCCGAGGTATTGGCAAACACCGGCTACTGGCCCTCCGACATACCATTCACCCATAACGACCTCACCACCGTTCTGGACGTAATAAACGAAAGCCGCCGCTAGTGCGCGAATTTGTGGACATGGGATTTAATGCACCAGGCGCAACGGCAAGCGACTCATTCGGCATCGCGGCCACAATCAAGTCGCTAGGCAAACTGGACCCGACCTACCGAAAAGAATTTTTGGCAGAGGTGACGGTCGCGGCGCAGGGCGCGATAAATGACGCGCGCGCGCGGTACCCGGCTACGGTCCTGAGTGGTATGGCTCGCAAGTGGACACCTACGTCTAAGGGCGGCTACTCATCGGCTGGCGGTAAGGCTTTCCCGTGGGATGCCGCGAAGGTCGGTGCGGGCGTGAAGGTAAAGGCCGACACCCGCCGCAACAGGTCGAGCGTGGTCTACATCACCCAGTCCACAAACGCCGGTCGCCAATTTGAGTTGGCAAAGGCCGACCAGGGGACGCTAGGCCCAAAGATTCGCGCACGCGCTGGCCGCGTCCTCTGGCCTGCCGTGGATCGCCATATGACTGAGATTAACGCGGGCGTGAAAACGGCAGTGGCGAATGCCATTGACAGAGTGAACAGGGAGATGGGCTAGTGGGCATTGTCATTCCAATCATCACTGATTTCAATGCTTCAGGAATCAACAAGGCAAACAAGGCGTTCGGGCAACTCGAAACGAATGGACAGCGCGCCGCGTTCGCCGTTCGCAAGGCCGCCATCCCGGCCGGCATTGCCCTAGTAGCCCTTGCCGCTGGCGCAATCGACGCGGCCAACGCAGCCATGCAGGACCAGGCGGCGCAGGATCAACTCACTCGCTCGCTGGATAAGACGACCAACGCAACCGATGGGGCCATTGCATCCGTCGAGGGGTTCATCACCGCTACGACAAACGCCACGGCGGTTGCCGATGATGAGCTGAGGCCCGCACTTGCAACGCTTGCTAGGGGAACCGGCGACCTTGAGAAAGCGCAGGACGGGCTAAAGATCGCGCTAGATATCAGTGCGGCGACCTCCAAGCCACTATCCACGGTGTCTGCTGCCCTCAGCAAGGCCTACGCGGGCAATGCAACGGCGCTAGGCAAACTAGATCCTCACGTTAAAGCGATGATCAAGAATGGCGCGAGCGCGGATGAGGTTATTGCCGCTATGTCGTCGCGCTTCAAGGGGGATGCGGCCGCGAGTGCCGACACCGCCGCCGGCCGAATGAAGGCCCTGGGCATTGCCGTAGATGAAACGAAGGAATCCATAGGCGCGGCGCTCATGCCTATCGTCGAAGCCATCCTCCCCGTGCTGCAACGTTTCGGCAAGTGGGCGCAAGAACACTCCACGGTGTTCGTCGTGCTAGCTGGGATCGTCGGAGGGCTGGCGCTTGCAATCATGGGTGCCAACCTTGCCATGACGATTCTGGCGCTTAATCCCGTCGTGCTGACCGTCATGGCAATAGTGGGAGCGGTGGCGCTGCTCACTGCCGGGTTCATTCTCGCCTATAAGAAGTCAGAGACATTTCGGAACATTGTCGATGGTGTGTTTGCGGCGGTGAAGGGCTATGTAGAGATAGTCGTGAACTACTTGAAGGGTCCACTAATGGCCGCCTGGGACATTGTCTCTGGCGCGATTGACGCTATCTCGGCCCTTATTCGGGGTGATTTCGGCGCGGCATGGGAAGGCTTGAAAACCATGATCGGTGGCGTGGTCGAATGGATCAAAACCACCATCCTTGCGCTTCCAATTCTGCTGCTGGGCTACGCCAAAGATATTGGCATGGCGATTGTCAACGGGATTGTTAGCGGGCTTGCCACGGTCGGCGAAGCAACGTGGGGCGCAATCAAGGGGGTAGCAAGCTACCTGCTGGGCAAGGCCGCGGACTGGCTTGAAACGCTGGCAAGCATTGGCGGAAAGGTTGTGTCGTTCGTCGTGTCTGGCGTCACAGGCCTTGGCGCTGATATCTGGGACAAGATTTCAGGCATTGGCGGTTACCTGCTTGACAAGATCAAGGACATAGCTGGAGATTTCAAGGATATTGGCAGTGCGATCGGCGACTGGATCGTGAACGCCGCGAAGGGTGCCGTGTCGGGACTGGGCGACATTCTCAAGTCGGCCGTATTGGCCCCTATCCGATACATTGCATCAAAGATTAAAGACAACTGGCCGGACCTCCCCGGCCTCCCGGGTCCTCCCGGATTTCTGGACACGCTTTCCCGCGTCGGAATGGGCGCTACTGGAGGCATCGTCACGCGCCCCACGCTTGCCGTCATCGGTGAGGCAGGGCCGGAAGCCGTCATTCCGCTGAACCGCACCCCGGGCAGTAGCCCGCTGGGGACCATGGGCATGGGCGGCGGCATCACGATTAACGTGCAGGCGGGCCTAGTGTCTACCCCGGACCAGATCGGCCAGCAGATTATTGAGGCCATACAGAACGCGCAGCGCCGCAGCGGCCCGGTGTTCGCGGCAGCATGAGCGCCCCGACCCTTCAGGTACTGGTTGGATTCCAGACAACGGTCAATTTCGGGACGCCGTTTCAGCTGGACAACGCCACCTACGGGCTACTCGACACGGGCACGCTGGGCGGCTATCAGATGGTGGACCTAACCAGCATGGTCCAGTCAGTGAGCATTACCAGGGGCCGCAACCGTGAAATGGAGCAATTCAACGGCGGCACCGCACAGCTCCAGATTTACGATCCCACGCGCCTGCTTGACCCGCTAAACACTGCCAGCATTTATTACCCGTTCGTGGCCCCCAGGCAACCCGTGCAGGTGTTGGCCGGTGGCGTCATTATCTACACCGGGTTCGTGACTGACTGGGACCTCGACTACGGATACACCACGAATGCGAACGTGACGACCGTGGCGTGCGCGGATGCCTTCACCGTGCTGGCAAACCAGTCCATGAATGCCGTCACGCCCTCAGCGGAATCCAGTAGCGCGCGCGTGGCGTACGTCCTCACGCGCCCCGAGGTGGCGTACCAAGGCCCGTACAGCGTCGGCACGGGTTCCTCCACGCTGGGGGCATACCTCATTCCGGCAGGCACGAACGTCCTTAGCTACTTGCAGAACGTGGCGACGTCGGAGCAGGGCTACCTATTCATCAGCTCTAATGGCACCCTGACATTCACCGGGCGCGGGGCAGTGCTAAACCCGGTTTCGTCCATTGCCTTCGTAGACACCGGCAGCGGTGGCATCCCCTACCGGACGCTTATGAACCAGTACGGGGACGAACTGCTTTACAACTACATTCAGACACAAAGCCCCGCCGACCCGGCGAACCCATCGACAACCAGCAACGCGGCAAGCATCGCGCTCTACCAGGCGCAGCAATACACAAAGCTGGACCTACTGAACAGCACCGTTGCCGAAGTGGCCGCGCTGGGGAACTATCTACTGGGCCGTTACAAGGACCCGGTGCTGAGGTTTACCGGCGTGACCGTGCAGCTGGCCGCACTGTCAAGCGCCGATCAAGTCACGGCGCTCTCCACCGACCTCACGCGGATAGCCTCAGTCCAGAAAACCTACAGCGTCGGCAGTCCGGCAAGCGTTACCCAGACGCTTATTGTCTCCGGCATCAAACACGCCATTACGCCGGGCAGTCACGTCGTGGAATACACTTTCGAGAGTGCCGACCAGTCTGCATACTTCACACTTAACGACGCCATTTTCGGCGTCCTCGATTCTAACCTGCTGGCATTCTAGAAAGGCTTTCTAATGGCATGGACCGACCCTAATACCTACACCGCCGGGGCGATCCTGACCGCCGCCCAACTTAACGCTATGCAGGCCAACGCGCTTGCCGGTGGGCCTATCTACGCCACAGAGGCCGCGCGCAATACGGCGATACCGTCGCCCTTTGAGGGCCAGCGTGCATACATCACAGGGCCGACAGTCGCCGCCCCTACGGGCGCGACGTTCGCAACTCTTCCTAGTGGTATCTGCACAATCTATAACGGCAGCGTGTGGGTATGCACGACCCAGATTGCCGGAGTGACGAACACGGGTGGCACTACAACATCCACATCGTTCACGCCGACCCTTACAAGTGGAGGCACGAACGTTAGCGTGACAATTGTGACCGGAACGACCGCCATTGTGACGCAAACGGCAGTGCTGGCGAACAGCATTGCAGGCGCGGGTGCCTATATGGGCACCGCCGTAAGCGGCGCCACGACCCTAGCCGCGTCGACGGAGTCGGCGCTATACAACGGCGGCGGGGCCGCGCAATTCTTCCTCGCCTCATCGACCGCCATTCTCACGGGCCTCACGGCTGGAACAAACACCTTCACGCTGCAATACAAGGTAGGAGGGAGCGGCACCGCAACAGTGCAATCCCGGCAACTTATTGTGCAGGGCATCGCGTGACCTCTGACGAAGCCGCGCAGATTACGGCGCACCTTGACCGCATCGAGGTTATGGTCCGTGAGACCAATGGCCGCGTCCGAGACATTGAGCTATGGCGCGCGCGCCTACAGGGCGTAGCCGCCACCTCGCGCATCCTCTGGATGGTCGCCGGGGGCACCATCACCGCTATCATCATCGCAATGGCTACAAGGGGGACGGCATGAGTCTGAGCAACGGGCAGGAAACGCTACGCACCGCCCAGGGCTATCTAGGCGCGCACGAAGGCGCACCGAATAAGTCCGGCGCACCGATTGTCGACGAGTGCCAGGCGTTCTATGGACTCTCGGGCACCCCGTGGTGCAATTCCTTCGTGGGCTACATCATCGCCACTAGCAACGCGGCGTCAAAGTATAAAACGTCGGCAAAGTCGATCATGAGCCCCAGTACGCAGGTCACCGCCGATAAGGCAAAGGCCAAAGGATGGCTACTCCCGGGCAACGGCAAGGCGCGCCCAGGTGATTGCTTTATCCTGCCCGGCGTCCACATAGGTTTTGTGGCGTCCCTGCAAAGCGGCAACCTATTTACCAGCATCGAGGGGAACCATCAGGACTCCGTTTCCAGCGTCACGCGGTCATGGGCCGACGGCTGGCAACGCATCAGCCTGCCGGACGTTGGTGAGCCCGGGCCGGCGGCCGTGGAGAACGGCTATGGATTCGACGACACGCGCGTAAAGCTTTACGGTGGCTGGCCGACCGCATCGCAGCGCGACGGGCAACTCAAGAAATTCGCGGCGGCAAACCCCGACCAGTGGACGCAGGCCGTGAAGGTAGAGACCTCATCGCCCTACGCATTCCGCGCGGGACCTCCCGGCACCTACTCACACTGGAGCTTTGGCCCGTGGATGTACGAAACCGGCAAGGCCATCCGCGATGACCAGATGAAAGCCTACGAAGCGGCCAACAAGATCACTGCCCGTCCGTGGAAAAAGACGTACAAGGAGAGCTGAGAAATGGCCCCTGAGACATTGCCGCCAGGTACCGACGTCATCGAGCCGCCACCGGCCGAACCCACGGATTACGTGCAGGAGAAGGCGTCGTGATCCCGAAGGTAGGCCCCAGCACCATCGCAGGGCTCACCGCTGCGGCAGTCGTCATGGCGGCGTTCTGCACCACCTGGGCGAGTGGTAATCCTTCCGCCCTACTCGCTGCAATCTCGGCAGGCATGACCGCGCTAGTCGCGGTGCTGAGGTCGTGGCAGGCCGTGTCCCCTAGTAAGGACTAACCGTATGCGTAGGATCATCGGAGCCGCGCTGGCCGTGGCAATCATTGCAGTACCAGCAGCAGCAGCACCACGCCCCCCGCTCCCTGCGAATCACGACCTATGGCTACAGGTCGGCAGGTGTGAGCAGCCAGGTAAAGGCTACGGCGGCGTCAACTGGAAGCATCAAGGACCTCGATACCAAGGTGGTCTGGGGTTCTATTCAGGTTCGTGGGATGCGTACAAGCCAAAGGGCTACCCCGACAATGCAGGCGATGCAACGTGGCGGCAGCAGATGATTACGGCCAACCGCCTATGGGCGCGCGCGGGGTGGGGATGGGGATGCGATAAGCGGTAGCCGTATCACAATGCGGGACGCGCTTAGGCATTACTTGACAGCCCGCAAACGGCGGGCGTAGCGTTCCGACAGGTGGGCGGGTGTTGAGCTAAGTACCAGCGCCCAGCCCACCACAATCAAGGGGAGCAAGATGAACGTGCAAGAGAAATTGGCGGCCATTGAGCAACACGCCGCAAAGACGCTCATTGAGGTTCGTGAGCTGCAGGACTACCTTGCCAGCACGGGTGGAGTCGTGGTGAGGTTCGACGACGTACCGGCGCACACGCCTACGCGGATCGTGACATTCCCAGGGCGATCACGGGCGACTAGCACCGGCTACGTTTCGCCGGCGGATGAATCCGTTGAGTGGCCGGAGGATGCGGCATGAGGGCGCTCAACCGTCTGGCCTTCGAGATTAGTGGGGTCATCATCGTGGCCGCCATTACTTACACGCTGGTCACGCCATTGTGCGCGTGGCTCGCCGGAATCTAAGGGGAACCGATGGACACGCACGCAGACGACCGCGAAGCATTGCGGCAACTGTTGGCCGAATGGGCCTCACCACCCGCCGAGATGGTGGACGTAATCCCGAAGGGCGGTGTCGAGCTCAAGTATTTAGGCCACGCCGCGACCACTAGGGCGCTACTGGAATGCGACCCCACATGGTGGTGGGAGCCCATGGCCTTTGATGCCGACGGCCTGCCGCTGCTAGTAACCGACGACCAAGGGCGGCCTATTGGCCTCTGGGGCTACCTGCACTTGTGCGGCGTTCGTCGCCCTGGCTATGGCTCATGCCTGCCGGGCAAGTCTGACGCAGTGAAAGAGCTAGTGGGTGATTTCCTGAGAAACGCTGGAATGCGCGCGGGTATCGGGCTCGACCTCTGGAAAAAAGACCACCCCGAAAAGGATAAGCCCGCGCCGCGTAAGGCGAAGGCCACGCCGCTACCGTCGCCCGTGCAGGAAACGCACGACGACAAGGCGGATGGGAAGGATGCCTACCAGGCGTTGGTCGACGAGCATGGGAAAGACCTTGTGAACGGTGCCATGGCCATGTACGGCGTGGCCCGCTTCAGTGAACTCACGCCAGACCGCGTGGACGAAATCCAGCGATCCCTAAGGCTGCGGGCGAATGCCCAAAGCCATGCAGACAAGGCGGCGTCACTTGACCCCCCGCCTCTCTGAGTACCCCCCGCCCATGAGTGAGAAGGAATGGCAGGCGCAAGTCATCGAGCTGGCGGGTACGTTCGGGTGGATGGTGCAGCATTCCCGGCCTGCCCAGGTGGGCGACAGGTGGATGACTGCCATTACCGGCAACGTGGGATTCCCCGACCTTGTGCTGGCGCACCGCACGAAGGGGGTGATATTCGCGGAACTAAAGACCGAGACAGGCCGCATGGCAACGGCACAGACAGAATGGCGGGACACTCTCGCGGGGCACGTTGAGTGGTACTTGTGGCGACCCTCAGACATTGCCGCCGTGATGCGAAGGCTAAGCCGCGCCGTGTGATCTGATAGACCTCCGGAACAACGCGAGCCCGTGAAGCCATCATCGCCCGCTACATGCAGACCAAGGCCCTAGCCGCTGGCACAGCTACACGGTGGGCAACTGACGCAGAGAATGCGGGACGGACGTTCGTGCGACTACGGGCGAAAGACAGGGGTAGCAGATGCCGGGACGCGCTGGCAATCATCGGAGGCGCGGCTGACGAAAGTCAGGGTGGGAGGGGTAGGGGTAGGTTTACCGTCAGACATAGAACTCGCGCGCGCGGGTGTTTACCTAAGGGGAACAGCATGATCACGAAGGCAGACGTACGCGATACCGTCGACCGCCTAGCCGGTGTGTATACCCGGTTACGCAAGGCAGACGAACTACGCCAGGAGATAGGGCAGGCCTTGATGCGGCATGCGGAAAGGCTAGAGGTAGCCGACCTACATGCGGGCACCACGGCGCTGATCGAGTCAATGCCAACTAGGCAGGCAGACGGTGGGCCATCGTCACCGCCCGGGCCTCACGAGGTAGTGGGATGCGTACTCACTGCAAAGCGTGCACGGTTGAATGATTCGCCGGCTATTCGGTACTCGATGGCACAAGGCACGAGGGACAAGGTGAGGCAGGGCCTACCAGTCACAGCACAAGAGGCCA